TCCAAAAGAAGCATTACGGTTAATGCGGGCTGGTGGTAAACCTAAAGTTAGTCCTGATCAAAAAACACGCAACGATTTAGCTAGACTTTTGACAATACAGGGCATACAGAATACTGTACAAGGAGCATCAAATGAGTAGAAACGGATCGGGTACATATTCCCTACCTGCTGGTAATCCCGTTGTAACTGGAACAGTTATATCGACCACATGGGCTAATAACACCATGAACGATTTGGCTTCTGCTATGACCGATTCGGTTGCAGCAGATGGTCAGACCCCAATGACTGGCCCACTAAACCTTAACAGTAACAAAATAAGTAACTTGGCAAACGCTACCCTAACTGGTGATGGGGTTAACTTTGGTCAATTTAGCACCCCAACATTTACTGGTGCAGTTACCTGTAGTTCTACTTTAGCAGTTACAGGAACTACTGTTTTAAGTTCTGATGCCACAATGAGTGGTACAGGGCAATTAAAGATACCTAACGGAACAACTGGTCAACGCTCTGCAACACCAGTTAGCGGAATGATTCGTTTTAACTCTACTTTAAGTCAGTATGAGGGTTATACATCGTACACAGGTGCAGCTATTAGCACCATTACATTTGTTACAACTACTGCTACCTTAACAACTGCAACGGCACATGGTTTAAATACTGGAAATACAGTCTTTATTACGGGTACTACCCCTGCCGCCTATAGCGGAACATTCGTCATTACAGTTACGAGTACGACAACATTTACTTATACAATGTTATCTACACCAAGCGGTAACGCTACTGTAATGGGTTCATATGTATACGGTAATTGGGCGCAAGTTGGCGGTGGTGCAACAGGTGCAGGTGGTGACCAAGTATTTGTAGAAAATGGTGTGACTGTAACAACTAACTACACATTAAGCACTAACAAAAATGCTATGTCTGTTGGGCCAATCACAATTAATTCAGGTATTTCTGTAACTGTACCAAGTGGACAAAGGTGGGTAATATTATGAGTATCGTCTTAATAGGATCAACTAGCGGAAGCTGTACGCTACAGGAACAAGCGGTAGCGGGTACTACTGTATTAACTTTGCCAACTGTATCGGGAACTATTTTAACTAATAGTAGTGGTACAGTGTTGCAAGTAGTAAACACCATGAATGGAACAGTTGCTACTGGTACAGGCACAATTCCTCAAGATAACACTATTCCCCAAAATACAGAGGGAACTGAGTTTATGACACTTTCAATTACACCAACAAGTGCAACAAGTAAATTAAGGATTGATGTTGTTGTAAATGGTGCTGGTAGTGCAACAAATGCTTGGATAGTTGCATTATTTCAAGATTCAACAGCAAATTCTTTGGCGGCTATTAGTTACAACATAGCGGCAAACAATGTGGTATCTCCAGCGTCTTTCACATACTATATGACAGCAGGTACAACTAGTTCAACCACATTTAAAGTTAGAGGTGGACTTATTAGTGCTGGAACTTATACATTTAACGGACAATCAGGTGGTCAATTATTAGGCGGTGTTATGGCTTCATCAATAACAATTATGGAGATTGCTGCATGAGCGATGCTATTTACAAACTTTACCCTAATGCAGTCCGCACAGTAGGCGAAACAGCCTACGATGCAGACGGCAACGAAGTCGCATACGATAAAGATGCAGTACAGGCTTATGTTGATGCTCATGCTTACAAAGCTAAACGAGCATCAGAATACCCACCTATCACCGATTACATTGATGGTGTCGTAAAAGGTGACCAAGCACAGATTGATAAATACATTGCCGACTGTTTAGCGGTTAAGGCTAAGTATCCTAAAGGAGTAGCATAATGGCTGTCACATTAAACGCATCTACATCCGCAGGACTTGTACAAAGTGCTGATTTAAGCGGTTCTCTTAATGTACAAAGTAACGGCACTACTGTTTTAGGTGTTACCTCTACTGGTGCATCTGTAACAGGTACACAATCTGTTAGTGGCAATCTATCGTTTAACTCAGGTTATGGCTCTAGTGCAGTAGCATACGGCTGTCGTGTATGGATAAACTACAATGCGAGCAGTACTCCAGCTATTCGTGGAAGTGGCAATGTAACCTCTATTACTGACATTGGTACTGGTGAACAAACAGTCAACTTTACTAATGCTTTGCCCGATACAAATTATGCCGTTGTTAGCTTAAATAGAAGCCCGGGATTAACAAGTGGCGATGCTACGCAGGTTGACATTTATACCACTTCATCGGTAACATTAATTTTTTTAGACCGAGGTGGTAACCTCTATGACCCAACTGTTGTTGCTCTTGTTGTTTTCCGTTAGGAGAAATAAATGAACCAACGAATAATTTACCCTACTGATGATGGTGTAGCCATTATTGTTCCAGCAGATTGCGGATTAACGATTGAAGAAATTGCCGTTAAAGATGTACCTGTTGGCAAACCATACAAAATTGTTGATGTGTCTAACATTCCATCAGATAGAACATTCCGTAACGCATGGGAGTATCAAGAATGATTACGATTAACTTTGATAAAGCCAAAGCAATTACTAAAGACCGCCTAAGAGCAGAACGCACTCCGCTATTACAAGCACAGGATGTAGCGTTTCAACGAGCATTAGAGAGTGGTGCTGATACTACTGCTATCGTAGCTGAAAAGCAAAGGCTCAGAGATATTACCCAACTAGCTGACCAAGCCACAACGCTTGAGCAGTTAAAAGAATTAGGAGTAGCATAATGGCAATTACACTATCAGGCGATAACCCTAACCTTACAAGTGCATCTTTAACAACGCCTACTTTAACTAGCCCTACTTTTGCTGGTACTCCAAGTGGTAGCATTATTACTAGTGGTACAGCCGTAGCATCCACATCAGGTACAAGTATTGACTTTACTAGCATTCCTAGCTGGGTAAAGCGTATTACTGTAATGTTGAATGGTGTTTCTACTAGTGGTGGTTCAGATTTGTTAATTCAAATTGGTGCTGGGAGCGTTACTACTACTGGTTATACAGGCTCAAGCACAAGCACGGTTGGTGCAACAATAGGCTCAACTAATTATACGGCTGGTTATGGCATCAGAACTGGTGGTGCATCTGTTGGTGCAATTGTTCGTCAAGGTTCTTGCACAATATGTTTATTTGGTTCAAATACATGGGCTGAATCAGGTGTTTTTTCTTACAGCAATGAAGCAGCAAATGTACTTTCTGCTGGAAATGTAACTTTAGGTGGTGCTTTAGACCGAGTACGGATTACCACAGTAAACGGCACAGATACTTTTGACGCTGGTTCAATCAACATTCTTTACGAGTAAGCCATGAACAGAATAGAGATAGATGTTATTACTGGTACTCGTCAAGAGATTGAACTAACTGCTGAAGAAGTAATACAAGCACAAACCCAGTACGCAGAATGGTTATCTGCACAGCCAACTAAAGAAGAACAAATTGCTAAACTGCAAGAGCAAATTGACGCATTAAAAGTAGCGAGCTTGCCATGAACTTTGAGATTGACCCCGTAAAGTACGGTGTTCTTTGGCAGAAGGTGGACAACTATGAAGCCAAGTTTGATGAAATGTCAAAAAAGATTGACAAGATGGAAGCCTCAATTGATGAACTGGTTGCAATGGCTAATCGCTCTAGGGGCGGTCTTTGGGTCGGCTTGGGGGTTGTATCTGTTATTAGTTCACTCGTTGGGTTTATCGCACATTGGTTTAGTAACAAAGGCTTATAAATGTGTCAGACCCCTATGGAATTGTTAGTGGTACAAAACAAGTCACCAAGACTCTCAATGAGTCTGTAAAGGCATCAGAAGAACTTAGTAAGGCAATTGACGGGGTACTGGCAGTAGCAGATAAGGCGGCAAAAGAAAGGGCGGCATCAAGGAAGAATTCAAGAAAAGTAAGCCCTGACACCACCACGATTATTGAGGCGGTAGATGAGTTCCAAAGGCTGATGTTAGCCAAAGAGTCTGAAGAAAAGATTAAAGAAGAAATTACCAAGAAATACGGCAGTCACGCTTGGGAAGAAATACAAGGTATTAAGGCTAGGAAACAATGGGAAGAACGCCAAGATAAGTATTTAGAACAAAACGACAGGCGTGTAATGAAAAGCGTGATGGCACTTTGTTATATGTTTGCAACTTGGGTAGCTTACGAATGTACTTGGGGTAGATGGAAATAAATATGCCATTAAACAATTCAGACGATGTTTTATCTAAAATATTGGCGTATGTAGACTCCCCATTTAAACTCTTTGCAGTTATTTTAATGGCGGTTTTAGCCTTTGGTGCTTGGGCATTTTATGAAAATAAAGAATTAATTGTTGGCACTTATAAGGAAAGCCAAAAGTTACCCAGTATTGCCGAAGATAGAGTCGATGATGCCGCAGTTCACTTATTTAAAACGACTGATGCAACCGTTGTAGCGATATTTAAAATTAACCCTTTATTCGGTACTCGCATACAGTATCGAGCCTATACCAAGACAGGTCGGGATAAAACGAATGATGGCTTGGATGTTGGGTTGTTTACTGCAAACCAAGCAAATAACCACGATGTAATTGCTTTAATGGCGGGTAATGTTCCTTGCGGTGAGTACAAGGCGGCACAATCAGAAATTGGACTTTGGTATCTTGAAAAAGGCATGACATTTGGCTGTAGAATTAGTGTACCGCCTGACCCTAGTAGGTTTATAGGGCAGATTACTGTTGGTTGGGATAAACCCCCAGCCGATTTAGAGCAAACTAAAGCAATGCTTTTTATTGCTGCAACTATGTTAGCAAGGAGTAAAAAATGATTCCATTAATGGCACTAGTCGATGTTGGGATGAAAGTCTTAGACAAGTTTATTCCTGACCCTGAAGCTAAGGCCAAGGCTCAGAAAGAACTCTTACAGATGCAACAAGAAGGCAGGTTAGCTGAACTTAACGCTGATAACATTGAAGCCCAAGAGATTACTAAACGCCAGCAAGCAGATATGGGTAGTGACTCTTGGTTATCTAAAAATATACGCCCCATGTCTTTGGTAGCCATTTTTGCTGGTTATTTTCTTTTTGCCATGATGTCTGCCTTTGGCTACGATGCTAAAGAGTCGTATGTAAACCTGTTAGGTCAATGGGGTATGTTAATAATGAGTGCGTACTTTGGTGGTCGCACCCTAGAAAAGATCATGGATATGAAAGCAAAGAATGAACCTAAGTCCTAATTTCACCCTTGACGAACTGACCCATACAGATCACCGTCAGTTTGACAATACGCCCAATGCCTCAGAGATGGCTAACCTTGTACGCCTAGCTGGGTTCTTAGAGGAAGTTAAGACCGTCTTAGGTGGTAAGCCCGTGATGGTCAATTCTGCCTTTCGTTGCAAACAAGTCAATGACGCTGTAGGATCAAAGGACACAAGCCAGCATCGTATTGGGTGTGCCGCAGATATTCGTGTACCAAGCATGACCCCCGATGAGGTCGTAAAGGCTGTGATTGGATCGGGGATAGGCTATGACCAACTTATTCGAGAATTTGACAGGTGGACACATATTAGTGTGCCTAGTGTTGCTGGCGATAATCCTCGCAGGCAAGTTTTAATTATTGATAAAACGGGGACTAGACCGTACTAAAACAATTCCCGTAGGTCTACGACCTTCCACAAGTTTTTGGGGACATCGTAAAAATATTCATCTTTAGCGACTGCCCTGTTTGGTACTTCAATTAATGGGCAATCCTTGATCTTATTTGCCCTAATCCAGTAAGCGTGGGTCAACGGGCGGTTTACTACATACATAGTCGTTCGGGGGTGGGTAAACAGCTTCTCCTTCCTTTGGGCAATGTGGATCGTATTAAACTGGCAAAACTCCCAATCCCTGACCTCTACCTCGGCATACCCGATATGATCCCCTTTAAGGCTCAATACGAGGTCTACAGCGTACTTATCGGGGTTTGGTAGGGCATCTATATACCAAAGGTTATTGAGCCACCTAGCCACGGCATCACGGGCAGGTGGGTCACAGGCATCGTGAAGGCGTTGGTCAAATGGCTTATATTGCATAACCGTGCATTAGGTAGTTAGTCCCAAAGAACAGTACACATAATAGGACTGCTGCCAAACCACCCAAGAGAAACATACGAATCGACTCGATACGCTCTTTACGCTTTTCTGCTTCCTGTAAACGCCTGTAAGCATCTAGGTCACCCCAGCCCTTATCAAGCATCCTTTGGCGGTCAGTAAACTTACGCTGGGCCTCATAAAACAACTCTGCATCTTTTTCGCTTTTTAGCATGATGACTCCTAGTGAAAAATCTTATATCTTGGGTTGCAGGTAACCTCGACAGGTACATCACTCATAACGCCATTAATCCTGCGCTTGGCGGTGATGACTACGGGGCGTGTACCTGCATCCTCACACTCGGTAATGCCTAAGATGACCTGCGCCCGACTCATATGAAACGCCTGTTTATCAGTTTCTAGGCTGACATTAGGCGGTTCAAAAGAACTACAAGCGGTAAGACTTAGCAGACTTAGCAATAAAATAGGTTTCATAAATATCCTTATGCCCCCGTGGGGGCGTTGATTAACGGGCTGTAACTTTGAGGGTAATAACTGCGGTGGTTTTGGTGTGCTTCTCGATTAACTCGGCAGGTATATTAGCTTCTGCATAAACTGCTTTGTTATCTACGGTCTTACGCTGGGATAAAGTCACGCAGGCTTTGTAAAGATTGCCCTCAATATGACCTTCTTCCTGCTTGAGTTCTGTTTTGAGTGCTTCTGCCTGTGCTTCTAGGTCAGCGATTTGAGCCAAGAGCATACCTAGGTGGTCAACTTTGGTAATTTGTAGGTCTAATACTTGCATTTGAATCTCCTTATCTATCTCACTCAACATTGAGTAAGACAAGTATAAGTTAAGATTACTTAACAATGCAATATATAAATAATAACCTTACAAAAAAGTGGGGTACTTGCGGGTCTAGATATGTGAAGCCAAATCCGCTTTCCCCCGTTCCCGTGAAGGAACTTCAATTATATGCCGTTCTTAATTTGATAAACCCGTAGTAGATGCTCAAAGCATTCCCAGCCCTTTTGAAGCCGATCCTGCTCAATTTCTATCAACTTGACCTGATCGGTATTAGCGTTGACAAAGACGATAGCGCACCTAGCCGTTGGAACTCCTAAACCCTCACGGTAGGCGGCTAACTGCATCTCATGCTCAAAATACACATCCACTTTATCTAAGTCCGTGTCTTTGGTCTTAAAGTCCACCACAAAGCCCGTCTTAGCCATTAAGTCGCATTTACCACCATACCCTAACGGATGCCCAAAAGACTTCTCTGAGAGCCATAACTGGCTTCCAAAGGCATTCTCTAAAGTTTCTAGAATCTTATTAATGTACGGGGGCTTTTCAGGCATATAAACACCCTCAAACCAAGTTTGGATAAGGGCGTGGATCGCAGTACCCCGTTCCGCAGCTTCCCTACCCGTAGCCCGACTATCTTGCATTACCCTAGCTAACCAATCAGACTCAGGTTCGTCAGGCAATCTAGGCAGGGTTAGGGCAGCTAAGAGGACTTGCTGTTGCTTCCATGTATCAAGACCTGCTTTCGATAGCATTCCGTTAATTGTTGTAACACTTGGCAGAAGTCCGAGCTTCCGTGCGTCACGGAGCGTTGTTGCCCGTTCCCCAGTCTTGCCGATAGTTGTATAGGCAGGACTGCCATCTTTCTTGTACCAATGACCTGATTCACTTAGTTTCTCCTTAACTATCATCTTTCTCTCGCTCTCATCATTTCATCAGCAAATCTATAAGAGAAATCTGCGGTTTTATTCATATCAACTTGTATTGCTTTAATGTCAAATAAAAGTGCCTGCATAGCCTTGGCTGCAAAGTAATCTCGTAAATCCATGCCTTGATCAAAATATATGTATCCATCTTCACTATTTTCAAAGTCAATAATTGGAAATGCTTTCATATTGCCCCCTAAAAAGGTATGTCATCATGTAAATTATTGTCTATCTTAGGCGTATTCTTTTCACGCTCCTGTTGACCCCGCCACTCGCTACTCTCCGCTATCTTTTCCTTATAGTACTTAGGTAGCGCATCGTATTCTTCCTGCTTAAAATTCTGTATCCAAAAGATTTTGGTAGGGTTAATACCTTCAGGCTGGGCGTTACGCAGAGCAGACGGTACGGGGCTAATCCCTGAGATATTGGCGTACTTGCCATCTTCCGAATGGGTGATATTAACCATGCAAAACTTACCCAGTAAGCCTTTGAGGTCAAAGTTTTTACGATCTTCTGCGGTCATCTTTTTATTTGACCATGCTTCTAAATCTTGGCGTAACCGTGCTTGATCGCCTAAACTGACCGTATATCGTTTGGATACGATTAATGGCTTACCATCGTCTGTTTTTAGGGGTAACCCTGCATCATCATCCCCGTGCAATTCCCAAGTCAACACGACCTTGTGCATGATCTTGGTTTCTCCAGCCCACTCGGTAGCTTGATGACCGAGGTCAATAATCGAGTAAAGCCGTGCCATATGCAGTCCTGCGGGTGCAATCTTAAAGTCTTTTTGGGTATCTTGTATGATCATTTTTTACTCCACATAGTAGGGAAAGATGCAAAGGGATTGCCAAACGCATTGCCAAAATCATTGACAACATCACGCAATACAGGGTTGACATGGTTATTGCGTTTAGGTGCGACATATCCGCAGCAATGGCGTAATAGGTCAACTTGACGCTCGGTAAGTAAGTTGCCTTCTTCCAAATCTTTAAATACTTCATCCAGTTCAAATTGCATCTGAACTTGATCTGCTAACTGCTGGTCATAATCACTCATTTTTAGTCTTTCTCACCCTGTTGGGTAGTTATCACGGCACATACCGTACAAACATCTTAACCTAACTTAACAAACAATGCAATAAATATGTTAAGATGCCTTATGCCATTAAATTCAACCGCTATCATTCGTCTACTTGGTGGGCCAACAAAAGTAGCTAAATTGCTAAATATTAGCGTTCCTGCCGTATCTATGTGGCAAAACGGGGAGATACCTTACGACAAGCTGGTGATCCTAGCTGCTACCCTAGAACAACAAAGTCACGGGTTAGTTAGCAGAAAAACCCTATTTCCTGAAACTTATAAATTAATTTGGCCTGAACTTGAATAAACCACATATTGTTGCTTTTGGGGGTGGAGTAGATAGTACGGCTATGATTTTGGGGCTATACGAGGCTAAAAAACCATTAGATTTAATACTTTTTGCTGATACTGGCGGTGAACGCCCTGAAACATATGCTCACATTAAAAATTTTAGCAACTGGCTTGCAAGTAAAGGTTTGCCAACAATAACGGTGGTAAAGCGTGTTAGAAAAGATGGAAGCCTAGAAACTCTTGAAGAAGAATCTCTTAGATCAAACACTTTGCCGTCTATTGCTTATGGCTACAAAAGGTGTTCTCAAAAGCACAAAATAGCCCCACAAGACAAATATTGCAATCATTGGCAACCAGCTATAGATTGGTGGAAAACGGGCGATAAATGCGTTAAATATATAGGTTACGATGCTGGAGAATCCCACAGAGCCGACAATGCGGCAAAGCGTGATGATCCTAAATATACCTACGAATACCCATTAATTGAATGGCAATGGGGTAGGCAAGATTGTCTAGATATTATTGCAAAGCATGGTATTACCAATGTTGGTAAATCAGCTTGTTTTTTTTGCCCATCTAGTCGCCCCAAAGAAATTGTTGATCTTTATGAAAAACACCCTGATTTGTTGCAACGGGCATTAAACATTGAAAAACAAGCAGAATTAACCAGCATTAAAGGATTAGGTCGCAATTACGCTTGGTCGGAAGTAATTTTGATGCACAAATCTCAAATGACATTGCCATTAGTAGGTTTTGATGCACCTTGTGAGTGTACTGAATAGTGTTATACTGTGTGGGCAGATTGAACCCTGTGTAGTTGAAACTCCACATAAGACCCTTTAGGGTTGCTTTGAGCGTTTTGGAAAGCCTGTGGAGTGCTTCCTAAAGCGGGTTCAACTTAGAGCAACCTTAAGGGGTTTTTCTATTCTGCCTAGCCCGTACTCATTGGTGTTGCTACGGTAAAGGCTGTAAATACCCCTAGAAACTACTAGCGCAAATGCGCCTCATTTAGCCGTTATTGCTTGGCTACCTAAGAGAACCGTACTGTACGGATAGACCGATGATGTGATAAAGACAGACCTAGGCACGACAAAGACATCGAAGCAATATGAACCGAGAAACTCAGCAAGATCGTAAATAAACACCTATTCCTCATACTAGGGATAGGTGTGTCCTCAAAATCTAGCAATCTCGTAGTAAAAAAGCAACA